TTGGTGTTGGTTATGATTGCGAGTCAGACTCAACGTCGTCCCAATCTTCTGGTGTTGAAAATCGGCATCTGCCCAAGATAGCGGCGTATCCAATGAGATCGAGATACGAATCTTCGCGCTCTGGACTCTCCACCATTCTTGAGAGTTTGGTCGCGATAAATAGCAACGCCACGTCAGCTGGGTCTCTGAGCTGAATACCGAGCAACCTCGCGATTTTGTAAATGCGTAATAGATTGTGTCTCGGATCGCCATATTCAAGCCCCCTGTCGTCGAGGGTGTCACCAGCGTCCGAGAGCCAGTCACTTAACGATCTCTCTGACATATTGATTCGAGGCCCTTCCGCGCTTGTAACCTTCATTAAAGGCTTTCGCTTTAGCCGACTCTAGTGAGGCATATACAAGCCAAAATCCAATGAACCCAATGATGAGCAGGGTCACTATTTGTTCAGCTGTGAGGTTATGCGACATCAGCGTTCACCCCAAACCGGTCGAGCCAATAAGCCGAGATTTCTTCTCTACTTAATCGCCCTCTTACTGATTTTCTACCTAGCGACTCAATGGCATATCGGCGAATAATTTGGCCTTTGACGTAATTCTTACCATCAGACCAAGCGCCCGAAGTGCTATCAAATCGTATTACTGCTGGATTATTTATCATTACTAGCCCTCACTTTGGCAATAAGGACAGACAATTTGGCCCTGCATATTTTGATTAGGAAACGAATCTTGGTATTTGTCACCACAGACTTCGCATTTATATATATTTAATTTGACCATTGTGGCCATTTTTGCTCCCGTTCTGTAATCCTTAAATGGATTTACGGGATAAATGTATTTAATTAAATGGATTTATACAAGAAGCAGCTCGGAGTGTCGCAGGTCTAAGAACCCACAGAGTTTCTCCACTAGCCCTTTATTGGCGTAATCCGTCTTATCTGGAAGGGCCTTTAATTGCCACTCAGGCTCGTTTATAGCCCCTAAATCGAACTGATAGACCCCTTGTGGGGTGGAGTTGATATAAAGCGTCCTAGCGCCCGTCCTAGCCCTTATTCCGGCCAGATAATCCCACTTCTTTTTCTCAATCAATAGTGTGGGGTAATGGGTGCGGCGACACTTCATCTCAATATAGGAGTCGCTCGTAATGCCGTCGTGGCGGTCGGTCGGTGAGACTGGCGTTAAGTCCGGATAAACCGACTTAAGCGCCTCGAATAGTTCCACCTCGCGAAGGTAAATTAGTCGTCCTCTTCCCAATCATCGAGCGGATTCTTTATTGGGTCGCTCGGATCAACAATCCAATCGGGGTAAGAGCTTCTATCCATCGCAAAAGCCAGAGCTGTGCCTTCGTCCATTCCGGCTTTGCGGCAAGCGTCATAGACTTCTTTGGCAGCGATAGCCCAAAAATCCAGCTTCGTAAGAATTGGCTCCTTCGTCGTTTTGCGACGTTTTGCCACCTTCTTGACTGGCTTCTTAACGCGTTTTCTTGTTGCCATTTCTAGCCACCTTTGCTGAGAGGGCTAATTCTAACTGAGACTCCATCTTGTCGAGGCGCGACACAATGGGAATGTTCTCAAGTTTGATGATGTATCTCAGTCCGGCGATAAGGAGGCCGATTGATCCGAGAACGCTAGCGATAGTCGCGGCGAGGTCGGAGGCTGCCATTATTTGATTTTGCCGTAACGCTCGTAATTGGGGTTAAGCCAGTTAATCACGGAAGGCAACACACTCACAAGTGCCGCATTGAGAATGTAATCGGGTTGAAGTCCTACTGAGAGGTATGTCGAGAGAGCCGTCGCGACGAATGTTTTCGCCCACGTTCCCGCCATCAGTTTCAATTCTGCCATTTTGTCTGTCTCCTTCGAGGTCGAACCAGCTGCCGTCTTTGTCTCCCAAAGTTGTAAAGCTAACGTGAAAGTGCGACCGATGAGGGTTAGCACCTCTGTATTTTCTGCGCTTCCAATTCATAATGGGACTCATAATTTTGCCATCGTAAATTATGTATTTAATCCGCTTATCGCCTCGCTTGGCGCATTTACGAATCTTCTCCACAAGGGCATAAGCCTCTTCTTTGTGGGCATTGAGATCCGCGTCAATATCTAAAGCTCTGACGATTCCTCGAGCGTCTGGTATATGGTCAGAATTACCTTTAGCAATGTGACGAGCGTCAGCAATCCAACCATCGCTGTGACGCTGGCGATCAGGATAATCGTCGTCAATTTGTTCTCTTAATTGCTGACCAGCTTTGCACAGTTTAGGCATTACTTCCCTAATTTGAAACCTTCGGGAATTGGCTGTGAGTAATTCCATTCGGCTATATAAGCACCTTGTCCATCAGCATCATCGTATAAAACTATTCCCAATTTTAATAAATCTGCCGTATCTTCTAATTGCAAGGCATCAACAATTCTTTTCCATAGTTCCATTTTTATGCTCCTACAAATTGAATTGAAAAATTAGTTAAATCATCAGCATCAGTCAAGTAAGCAATTAAATTGCCACCTGAATTTTGATAACCTTGTAAAGAGATGTAATCGCCCTCTGCCAAATAACCAGTCCAATTGATTAAGTTACTGACAGAAGTTCCTGTCTGAGCAAAAACGTCACCAGCGTAAATCGCGGTGGAACCATTTTTTATAAGACGAACAGTCCTACGTCCCGTTGTGTTATCACCCCAACAAATTTGAACTAAAACAGTATGATAACCAGCTCTCCCTGTTGGAATTGTAAATCTGTCGGTGTTAGTCGTAGTTGAATGGTATCCACCGACATCAAAAAACTCACTATTGAAAGTTAAAGCAGTCAAACTTGCATTTGGTATTGATTGATTCGTTGAATTATAAACAGATGCTCCATAAAACGATGGAGTTGATGAAGCTGGCGCCGCCCATTTCAAGCCTGTTGCGGTTGTCGAGTCTGCCGTTAAAACTTGGCCGTTTGTTCCAACCGCTAATCTTGCAGGAGTGTCAGCAGCGGTCGCAGATATTAAATCACCTTTAGCGTCAAGAATTGTCAATGGATCAACGGACGACCAAGTGAAGTCCATATCAGTGTTGGAAGCTTTAGCAAGCACTTGTCCGGTTGTGCCACCTTTGAGATCAACAAGAGAGGTATCAATTGCGCTGCCTAGCGTTCTAATCGCTAAGGCGCCGTCCTTTACAAGGTCGGTGTCATCGGGCGTCTCCCACCCGAAATTCGTCGTTGTTGCCATTAACTAATCACTCCAATCGCGTCCTGCCATTCTAGGGTATTAAGCACACTATTCCAGCTTTCTGCCGCATTGACTTGGTTCCATCTTTGGGCGACTGCCGAGAATTCTGTTGGTGAAGCGTTGAGGGTTATTGACAGGCCCGAGACTGAGGCTCTGAATGTCCAGCCTTCGACATAACCGGTGAACTCGCCACCGAGCAATTGTGGCGGAAGGTTAGTGATGCGGACGGGTTGGCCCATAAAGATGGAGAGCAGCGCATCGCGGTCGCCGTTGTCCATCTCTGGATTTTGAATCGGAAAGGTGATGGATTGGAATAGGTAACGAGGATAGGCGCGAAGCTGTATTACTCGATCCGCCATATCTTCGACGTCTGCCGCGCTCTTGACATAGCTTGAGAACTGCTCCGCATAAAGGCCATAGGTGGCCTGTGAGTCAGAATCTTGGGCGATATATTGGCTGTTAAAGTTGTTGCCGTAATCAATGATAACTTTATTGGCTAATTCGCCCTGTCGCTGAACAATTCCAATTCCTGCGCCAATTGCGTGATTGGCATCGAGGTCGGTGTATCCGTTAGCCACAAGGTAATCCTGCCGATGGCTGGCGTCAGCGTAACCGATAAGGCCATTGGCATCTTCATATAAATATCCAAGAGCTGAGGAAGCGATTTGATTGGCGATGTTGGAAATCACCGCGTCGGTAAGTTGGCGACTTACCATCGTATATTCACCGGCATCAATATCACCTAAACCAATATTTTCAGCATTAGCCCAAGTCTCTGTCGGATCATAGGTATTCCAAGTTTCGGCAGCTGGGACTTCGTTCCAAGAGTTGAGCAGTAAATCGTCGAGCAAATCTTGTATCTGTGCGCCGTCTAATCCTTCGGCTAGGTTGCCATCAAAGGTTGCCCTTTGTAATCTGCTAAGAGGGCCAATGGCTGTGATGTTAATCGTTGTAACTGCCGCAGCGTTACCAGCTGAGGTGACGACTTGGCGAACGTCCGAGATGCGACCGCCAAAAATAGGCACATAAGTAGCGGAAGTATTTTGAACTTCGATGAGGATTGAGGTATTGACTGTGAATGAATAAACTGTGTTATCGGTGTTAATAAGACGAAGTGAGCAATAACCAGCAGGGGTTGGCGAGTTGATGTCGGTTCTGCCTGTTGTAATTTGTAGGTCAGCCAAAGTGACTGAGGTGACCTCTGTGCCATTGGCTTTAATTCGCCAGACGGGTGTCCAAGCTGTCATAAGATCTGGGCGTTAGACCTTAAATCGCCAGCGCCAGTTGTGCCGCGATTAGTGGAATTGTTGAGGGCTAGAACGACTGCTCGGGTGAAGCCTTCCTCGTCAATAACGCTTGGAGCATTGACATTAATAACAACGTTGCCCTTTTCTTCACCAGCTCGAGCAGCTGCTACGTCAAATCGGCTTCCGACTGTGATTGGTGCGCCAGCAGGGCCGCCACTTGGGTAGGTTGGCATTACTCCCGTTGTTGCCGTGACCTTTGGCGTTGCGGTCGTTGTCGTTGTTGTAATGACTGGAATTTTAGGAGTCGGGGTTGTCGTTGAAGCGCCACCGGTGCTCATTGAGATATTACCCATTGGGCCAGTTGATGCGCCTGTGCCTAGAGTCGGTATTGTTTTAATATCTGGCAAAATTGGAATTGCATTGTAAGCGCGAATAACTGCGTTAATTGCGTTAATCGCATCGTTGACCAATCCCTTAACCTTTGTAACGACAGTGCCGATGATATTGACAACGCCGCCGACAGCCGTTCCCACACCTTTAATAGCAGTCATTAAAGCGCCTGTAAATATAGGAACGATGAAGTCTTTGGTGAATTTCCATAAATCGCGCAATGCTTCCTCATTGTTTTTGAAGGCTGTCACAATCGGATCAATAGCCGCAGACTTGGCTTCTTGGAATTTTGGAATAACTGTGTTAATAAAGTAATCGAGCAGATTCTTCAAAGTAGGCAGCAGCGCTGCACCGACTGACTCTTTAGCTTCATCAAAACCAACCTTGAGACGCTGAATCTGACCTTCAAAGGTTTCGGCTTGAGTTTTTGCTGATCCACCAAAGGTGTCCGACAATTGCTTAACTGTGCCTTCAAATCCGAGAGTCTTGGCTTGTGCTGCGGTGATTCCCACACCGAGACGGGTTAAAGCGCCAGTATTGCCTTCATAAGCCTTCGCTAAAGCATTAGAAACTGTCTCTACATCTTTGCCGGTTGCAGCTGAAATATCTAAAGCGAGCTTGAGAAGATCTTGGGACTTGGTGACGTCTTTTGTAGCCACAGTCAAGCGCTGAAGCGCTGGGCGAAGTTTGTCGTCGGCTACACCGGTAGCGAGTGAGGTCTTAAGTATTTGTTCTTCAATAGCAACAATTTGTTCATCGGTGACGTCGGTGACGTTCTTCAGAGCTGTGGCAAGACGCTTTTGAGCGGCTTCATCTTCAATAGCAGCCTTAACGCCTTCAATGGCTAACTTGCCAGCATAAGCAGCAGCCGCAGCCGCAGCAGCAGCGAAAGCAGCCGCAGCCACTTTGCCAAATTTCTCCAGCTTACCGCCAAAGCCTTCGACCTCTTTTGAGCCGGTATCTAAATTCTTTTTGAGGTTATCAACGTCGGCAAGAATGGATAACTTAAGGGTTCTACTTCCAGCCATTATTTATCCCACTCCTTCAAAATCTTTGAAAACGCTTCTTCCCATTTCTTCACTAATTCAGGCTGAATTTTGCGAAGTGCTGGATAGATGAAATAGCCAGAATTTCCTCGCCCCTTGCGTGGGGTGCGTCGTGGGAACTGACGATAACGATTAGATCCGAATTCGTAACCTGCCCAGAGGTCT